ACAGAAAATGCATATTTAGACCTAGAAAACCGTCTGGATATCTTTCTATGGGGAAAACAAGTGGAAATCTATCATATATGGGTAGAGTTTGTTTGTTCTTTGGATCATACCAAAAGAAGTACATTCTGCCTATAGAAGCATTTTCTCTCTTTCGGTCCTGATTTGACATGATTTTCTTACGGTAACCAACAGCGGATGTTGCTTTACCAGTTAACCAGGTCTGTATTTCGTTTTTGTTATACTTTGCCATAATTGTATTTATTTCACTTGACAGCCACTTGACATGACTATATAATGGCTATGTGCTGTAGCAATAAATAATACTATTTAATACCTAATTCTTTCTCTGTGATAAGCTTAAACTGCCATCCTCTATCTAAACAGTATTCTTCTGCTGCTTTCCACTTAGCTTGATTCTTACCCCATGTAGTTACCTCAGTAATGTACTGTTTGGTAATACGCTTCTTTTTCTTGGGTTCAGTTGTTTCTTTCTTAGGCTTTACTTCCAATAGCTGTTCTGTGATATTACCATTCTTATCTATAGCCTTTATATAGAAGTCGGGGAAATACCTATGGTACCTGTTATCTAATGGCGATATATATGGTATTGCTATTTCCTCAGATGACCACTGAATAATCGATTTATTCTCATCCAAATAAACCATAAGCTTTCGTTCCCATAAAGAACGGTATATGATTCCCGTTGGGTCACCTTTATATTTTCCAGGGTTCTTTGGGCTGTACCTGCCCTTATAAGTTTTCATATAAATATATAGAAAACAATTTAGGAATATAAATCAATGCCGGCAACTATTGGATCAGCACTTGCAGATTTACTTATAAAGTATGCGGATGAACTGAATAAAGCTACAAATAATATAATTCCTGAAATAGGGGAAAGAGTCACTGATGTATTTGGTTATCAAATAGGTGATAATACCCTAGAACAATCTAAATATGATTTTCGATACCGCACATTCCCAGCGGATATAGGTAATGACTATGTTGGTCACTATATGGTAATCAATATAAATGTTCCTGTTACAGCTACAGGTGGTGGCAATCCGAGAACTTCGTATCGTGCTAATCAGACAATATTACAGAATGACTATTCTAAAGTTGATGCTTTAAGATACGGCAACGCTGAAAGCAATGTTGGTAATGGAGTAACTGGAGATCCATTTTCTATACCTAGATATACGCGCCGTATAGCAGAATCCATAGCTATATTCATGCCTACTCCTATGATGTATACAACAACCAACGATTATGCTGAAATCAGTTTGACTGCACTAGGAAGTTCAATTGCTGCTGGCGGTGCCGGTGCTCTTGGCGGTATCTTTGGCGAATCTGCTGGTAGGTTTGCATCCGGTATAGTATCAGGGTTTACAGGAGCCGTAACAACTTTTGGTGGAATGATGGGGCATCCGATTAATCCTAGAGTTGAAGTTATCTTCTCTCGCACACAGCTTCGCCAGTTCGTATTTGAGTTTCTTTTAGCACCAAGAAACCAAATTGAATCCGATAGTATGAAAAAGATTATAGATACTCTTAGATACCATTCTGTTCCAGAACTTGATGAGAATACCGCAGGATTTACTTATGTTCCACCAGCGGAATTTGACTTCACATTCTATCATAAGGGTGAAGAAAATAAGCTAATACCCAGAATAAATACATGCGTTGTTGATAGAATTGAAGTAGACTATGCTCCAACTGGTGTATATTCAACATTTTCTAACGGCCATCCAGTCTTGGCTAGATTGAGCTTGGGTGTTAGAGAAGTTGAACCTCTACATAAACGCCGCGTTCTACAAGGATTCTAAGAATGTCTAGATTTTTTGATAAGTTTCCTACAATTTCATATAGCTTGTCTGGTAAAAAATATCCAGACTATCAGATCGTAAGAAATATTTTATTCAGAACAGCTTTTATTCGTGACGCTTTGGATAAAAAGACAGCATATACCGAATATGTTATAAGAGACGGTGATACTCCAGATATATTGGCCAATAAGATATATGGCGATTCCGAAGCTCACTGGATTATTCTATATGCTAACGAGATCCTAGATCCTCAGTTTGATTGGCCAATGGCTACCGGTGTGTTTAATAAGTATATCGCGGATAAATATCGTTCTATGGCTGAAGATGATCTAAACACAACCTTGGAAGACTATCAGGTTATTGCTTGGACTCAAGACTTGACAAATGATGAATCTGTTCACCATTATGAGAAAGTAATAAGACAAGAAAATCTGACAGCTCGGGTAACTACAGAAACAAGATTTGTTATCAATAAGACAAAGCTGACCAATAATGACCTAGATGTACCACACGATTATTATGATGATCTGGCTGAAGAACAAGACGTTACTCCAATTAATCTCTCAGTCGGTGGGCAAACTATTATTCAGACAACATATCGTAATTTTGTAACTTATTATGACTATGAAGACGAACTAAATGAACAGAAAAGAACTATCCGTATTCCAAAAAAAGAATATTACACTCAAATTGTTACCGAATTAAATGCACTGACGAATACCTCAGTGCCTATATTCCTTAGAAAAGTGTCTTAAATATGGTAAATGTTAATGTACCAACGATAGATCAATATGAAGTAAAATTCGTAGTTCAAATTGATGGTGCTAAAGTAGAAAATACTAGAGAGTTAACGGTACGCGAAATAACGTTATCCGAAAGTCTATTGACTCCGGGTCTTCAAACATCTGTACTAGTTGATAGCTTTCTCCATGTGTCTTCCGATGATAAGGGTAATCCTTTGCCACCGAAGAATTTCGATGATTATAAAAATAAAATAATAAGAATTGGTGTTGAAAGACCTCTTTTAGAGTACTTTGAAATGCAGTCCACTCTTCTGGTAGAGCAGAGAGTTTATAGACTTGATAAAAGAGAACTGCTGAATAATAATAACGAGAGATTCCGTATACATGCCTGCGATGATACCCTATTAAATGACGCTAGGTCGCTGGTAAGTAAATCTTGGAAATGCACATCTCCTTCCGATATTGTTTCCGAAGTTTTGCAGTCGTGTGCAGGTGCAAAAAGAATTGAAGTTGAAACCTCTGGACCTAATAGAGATTACATAGCAGAAAATATTCATCCATTTCAGGTGGTAACCCATCAAGCAAATGCTGCTTTGGCTTCCGGTGATGATCCATCTTTTGTTCATTATATGACATACGAGGACTTAGGCACTCATAAATTCAGATCAATATCAAGTCTATCAAAACAAGCTCCTGTGTTTGGTAAACCATTTCTATTTTCAGAAACTGGAGCAGCGTCTGGATATAATAATCCGTACAGTATAATGCAGTATTCTTTTCCTTGTGATTTTGATTTATTATCTGATGTTTTAAATGGCATAGATACTGATGGTAAATCTATTAATAGTCTTATTACAGTTAATCTTAACTCCGGTACCAATAGTCTTCTTGGAAATCAATCAATGGGATGTGGTATTGGCGGAGGAGTTGGTAAGATTGCCGTAACAAACTACGGAACAGAACAAGCACAGGATCAGTGCCGATTTGATGTGGAAAAATACTTACTCAAAAGACAAGCTAGAATGTCTCTTTTAGAACAAGACAAGGTAGCCCTAAAATTAACTGTGCCATGGAATCCTGAATTAAATGCCGGCAAGCTAATTAAAATTGATTTGTATAGAAAAGGTACAGATACCTTTGATCCTAGCGTATCTAGATTATATGGCACTGGTACATATTTAATCGTTAATTTGGTACATACAATAAAAAAAGGCGGTCTGTCAACAACAACAATGGATTGTGTGGCACAAACTGCTGGACAAGGAGAAGTATAGCATGATAAGTAGACACCTTAATAATGCTTCAGAGAGCAATTTCACAATAGGATATTGCGTCGGTGGGCATCAGGGAGATCCAGCACCAAATCAAGATGGCACAATAAGAGTTTATCAAGCACATCATATGGGTAATGGCGTATCAACAGATCATATAGGATTTTCTCCAGTTATGATGCAGCCAAATCAAGGGGGAGCTACTGAGTTTAATGGCTGTGTTGATCCGGGTCAAGCTCTCGTATGCATGAGAACAAAAGAACCAGACGGAGCAAGTAGTCTTGTGGTTATAGGATGTCTTCAACCTACCAGACAAGACGGTGGTAGCCCTCAAAATAATAATTTAAATACTGCTTTAAATGCATTGGTTACAGCATTTGGCGCAACAACTGGATTAAATCCAGCACCAAATGTAATAGAAACAATTATAAATGGTGCAAGAGTTCGTCAAATTCAAGAAAAAGGTTTTGAGCATAAGCACGATCTATTAAAAGGAATACCATCTTCTGGTTCAATGTATCCTCTTGCAGGATTAATACAAAAACAAATTACAGGCGTGTCTACGGCAACCCAGTCATTTAGTAATATCATTACTGGCACTATGATGGCAGCACTACCTGGTACCAATTTTTCTTTAGGAAGCTTACTAACATCTCTCACATCATCCGCACTAGATGAGATGTTATCATCCATGCCAGTAGAAATTGCTCAGGGCACTCAGAGTATGTTCAATCTCATGCAATCAATGGAAATTAATGAGAGCGGTGGATTCAATACTATGGGTAAAGTTGACCCCACAACATTCTTGACTAATGCTA